GAACGATTCCTGAGGGAAGCCGAGAGGCGGATTCATCGTGTCCAAATGTAAATATACCGTTTTGTACGTATAATCTAACGTGCAATCTGTACATAAATAGATTGGTATTAAATTTTGTAAATTAAATTTTAAATTGCGTTCTGATTTGATGAACGCGTTTCTGGGACTTACGTCATTGGATGATGACGCAGAAACTGAAAATTATAAAGATCCGAATTGCGATAAGTATTCGGTTCAAGCGATTCCTGAAGAGGTATCCATTAGTCCTCAATCTGGTTATGAAAATTCTGGAGGGGGGACAACGAGTGATAATAGCATCATGCGAGTTGCGGGAGATGCCAGGCAAGAAAATGTCAAGTTTTCCGATCAACTCAGTCCATACATGTATAAAGTGGACTCATGCATTGATCCTACGAGGAAATTGCAGGATTCTAATGATGCTTTACTCGAGAACTTTTTCTCAAGACCCATAAAGATTCATGAGATTGAATGGTCCACATCAACTACGATGGGGGGAAACATCAATCCATGGAAACTGTATTTTGAGAATCAGCGAGTCTTGAATAGACTCACAAACTTTAGCCTCATGAGGGCCAATTTACATGTCAAAATTGTGATCAATGGCAACGGATTCCAGTATGGCAGAGGGATAGCAGCTTATCTGCCAATGCACGATTATGACAGTTTGTCAGGGAATTCTTCATTAGTGATTGAAGATATGGTACAAACGACTCAATTGCCTCACATTTATTTGGACCCCACAACTTCACAGGGGGGCGAAATGGTATTACCATTCTTCAATTATAAGAATTATGCGTCAATTCCAAATCAACAGTGGAGTGAACTTGGCACAATGTGGATCAGAACGTTGAATACACTCAAACATGCGAATGGTGCGAGTGATGTTGTAACGGTTTCTGTATTCGCTTGGGCTGAAGATGTGGAAATGTCGGTCTTGACATCTGTTGAACCAGGAGATTTGGGCCCCCAGTCAGGTACTGAGGTTGACGAGGTGAATGAGAAAGGAACCATATCTGGGCCTGCAACGGCAATAGCGAAGCATGCTGGCAACTTAACAAGTATACCATATATAGCACCTTTTGCTCAAGCAACTCAGATGGCAGCTTCCACAACTGCCTCTATAGCTAAGATGTTTGGATATTGCAGACCACCTGTCACGAAGGATCAGGAACCTTATAAGCCTAATCCTGCTTCATCTCTAGCGTTGACAAACATTGGAGATGGATTGCAAAAGTTGACAGTGGACAATAAACAAGAGTTATCAATAGACCCGCGAATATCCGGATTAGGGGGAGTGGATCCCCTCAATATTAAGGAAATTGCGAAGAGAGAGACGTATTTGACGAAATTCTCTTGGAATATTGGAACAGCTCCTGAAACGTTGCTTTGGAACATGCGTCTGGATCCATGCACATGGGCTCAGTCATCTGGATCGCCAAATGCTTATCATTTCCCAGCTTGTGCTATGGCAGCATTGCCATTTAAATACTGGACTGGAACGATGAGAGTTAGATTTCAGATTGTGTGTTCTGCTTTCCATAAAGGTCGTGTCAAAGCAGTATATGATCCCAATTACTTTCAGACAAATGAGTACAATACTAATTATCTGACGGTGGTGGACATTGCTGACAAGACGGACTTCACTGTGGAGATTGCCAATGGGCAAGATCAGACACTATTGAGTCATGCTTATCCAGGTAAAGATTCAGTGACAACAATGTATAGTACAACACCCTATATTTCCCATCCAACCCCAATGAGGGGAAATGGAGTTTTGGGTTTGTACGTTGTGAATGAACTGACAACGCCAAATTCCACAGTAAACAATGACGTAGAAGTGAATGTCTATGTTTCTATGGGAGATGATTTTGAAGTGTTTGTTCCTGATGATCATATTCAGAATTTTGTGGTGAAACCGCAATCTGGATTTGAACCTCAGTCAGGGATGGAAGGTACAATTGTTACTGAGAGTCAGAATACAACTGAACCATCTGCACCACAACAAGAAGAAGCTGAAGCATTGGGACCAACTATGTCCAATAATGCTGACATTAATATGGTGTTTACTGGTGAGAGCATAGCTTCTTTTCGAACTTTGTTGAAGAGATATAATTTGTGGTCAGCTGTGAGTCCGCAAGCCGGCAACATACGGGCAATTTATGGCAGGTTCAATATGTTTCCTTATTTGAGAGGGAATGTTGATGGAGCCATTCATGAAACAGTTTTGCTCAACAAGTACAACTATTGCAATACAATATTGTTGCATTGGGTAACCACAGCTTTCTCTGGATGGCGAGGATCCATCAGATACAAGTGGTTGCCAAGGGGTACATTAGAGGCTAATGGACGACCGACAATGTATGTGCAACGTCAAGACAAGGGGAATACTGATTACAAGATCTCAAATCTCACACCAAGAACGTATTCATCGACTAGTGATGCTGCGGATGGTGTGGTGACTAAAGATATTGGCACTGGATACCCTGCGCCCGGTCAGCCATACTCAGGCATTAAGGGTCAAATGTATCAGTCGGGTTATGTTAATCCCGCAATTGAATTTGAAATTCCGTACTATTCATCGAATCGTTTTACACCGGGCAAGCAAGAGAACTTGACCGATGGTGAAGAATTTAATGAAGGGTACGATTATTATTTGCATGTTGAAGGGACAACTGGTACTGCTTTTGATATTCACGTTGCAGCCGGAGAAGATTTCACTACGTACTTCTTCACGGGATTGCCCCGATTGTATTATGAGCCTATTCCTCCTGCACCATCCCTAGTAGTGTAGGAAACGGAGACAGACACTCCATAAAATGTAGTCCGTGTGTACTAGCAGTAAAGAACACACAATGGGAGACAGACACTCCCTTATCAAATGTAGTATATGTGTACTAGCTGGAAAGAACACATCTTAATAAAGTACATCCCCGTGGCCGGGATGGGCGCTGAAAAGCGACCGAACTACCGCCGAATAAACTAAGTGATCTTTAAATAGGTTGCTCTTGTCTTAACACAAACCGTTTATTCGGCGTGTGTTTAAGATCAGAGTGGTGCAATGCACCTCCTAATAAAGGAGTCACAAATTTTAATAGCGGTAGCTCAGTTGTGTGGAAACACAACATGCTGGC